CTGCGCCGGTTTCTAGCCTTCTGTCGCAGGGTGTGGGAGACCAGAGCCTTTCTCAATGGCTCTCGGAAGACATGGTACGTATCGCCGAATACTTCTACTACGAACACGCAAAAGCGACGCTAAACCTCTATCCCGACAACATTACTGCCTTTGCCAACACGCCGCAGGACAAGCAACTGAAGGCCATGTTTGGCAAGCCGCTGCGTAGCCGCACGGTCGACCGCAAGAAGGTCAAGTGGATTAAAACCAACGGGTTTGAGGTGCTGGAAGAACGGGATTGGGCCGGCAAATACATCCCCGTCGTGCGCGTCATCGGCAACGAGTTTGAAGTCGACGGTCAAATTTACGTGTCGGGCCTTATACGGAACGCCAAAGACGCCCAGCGCATGTACAACTATTGGGTCAGCCAAGAAGCCGAAATGCTGGCTTTGGCGCCCAAAGCACCCTTCATTGGCTATGGCGGCCAATTTGAAGGGTACGAGATGCAGTGGAAGACGGCCAACACGAATAACTGGCCGTATCTGGAGGTCAATCCGGACGTGACGGACGGCAATGGCGCGGTGCTGCCGTTGCCGCAGCGCGCTGCCCCGCCGCTGCCGCAAACCGGCCTGATTCAGGCCAAGATGGGCGCCTCGGACGACATCAAATCGACCACCGGTCAGTACGATACGAGCTTGGGCGCAACGTCTAACGAGCGATCGGGCAAAGCGATTATGGCGCGCGAGCGTCAGGCTGATACTGGCACTTACCATTACGTTGATAATTTGGCACGCGCCATTGCCCAGGTTGGTCGCATCTGTCTTGATCTGATCCCGAAGATTTACGACACACAACGGGTTTTGCGAATTATTGGCGAAGATGGCAAGCCCGACATGGTGACCCTAAACCAGCCCGTCATGGACGAAATGGGTGCTGTTATGGAAGTCATGAACAACGTGACTGTCGGCAAATACGATGTGGTCATGGAAACTGGCCCTGGATACAACTCCAAGCGTCAGGAAGCCGTGGAAGCCATGATGCCGCTGATGGCGAAGCCTGAGTTGTTCAACGTGGCTGGTGACCTTGTGTTCCGTAACATGGACTTCCCTGGCGCTGAAATGATTGCTGACCGTCTGGCTGCGACCAATCCGCTGGCCCAAATTGATGAGAAGTCTGATGTGCCGCCGCAAATCCAGATGAAACTCATGCAGGCGCAGAAGCAAGTTGCGGATATGCAAGAGCAAATGACCGCCATGCAGATGTTCATCAAGCAACGCCAGGACATCGAGGAAGTGCGTCAAGCCCATGAGGACAAACGCAAACTCATGGATGTTACGGCTCGCGCCCACAACACCGAAACAATGGCAGAGGTCAAGGTCAATGACCAAAACACTCGCGCTATTACCTCGCAAAACAAGACGGAAATTGACGCCATCGTCCAGTTGCTGTTGCATCACATGGACACGGCACGACTTAATCAAGAGATTGAGCGCAGAAACGCAGAACAGGCAGGATACGCCCAATTTGCGGCTCAGGACATTGAGCAAGGCGCTAGTCCGTTTACAGGCGGATTGACGCAGTAACTAATTCGGTCTATATTGACCAAACCTACCCGTGGGTATCACGGGGTAAATTCTTAGGGTAAAACCTATGTCAACTGAGAAGAATGCTGGCTCCGTAGTGACCAGCGAGAATGCGGCTAACTTTTATGCAGAGAGATTAGGTTTAGCTGAATCCAAAGCCGAACCCGAGGCTGTCGAACCTGAAAAGGCACAGGCAGAGCCGGAGGCAGAGGAGCAGAGTGAACCGCCCGAAGCAGAAACCGCGAAACCACAAGAGGAACGTAAACAGAATCCGAAGATCGAAAAACGGTTCAGTGAGATCACTCGGCAACGTGAGGAAGCTAGGGCAGAAGCCCAGCGGGAACGCGAAGCACGGGCGGCTCTTGAGGCGCGATTAGCGGAACTTGAACGGCAATCGGCTCCCAAACAGGAGGCAAAGGTCGATCAAGAACCCCAACCGCATCAATTTGAAGATGCGTTTGAATACGCTAAAGCCCTTGCTGATTACCGGGTGGAGCAGCGATTCAGGCAGGAAAAAGAGGCACAAGAGCAAGCGCGAGTGCAATCTGAACGCGCCAAGACCCAAGAGGCTTGGATGCAAAAGATCGTAGCGGCTAAATCGGAAATGCCAGACTTTGACGAAATGATCGCATCGGCAGGTGACACGCCAATCCCCGATCACATTCGGGATGCGGTGATGGACAGTGATGTGGGGCCAAAACTCCTGTATCACTTTGCAAGCAACCCAGAGGTTGTTGGCGAATTGTCCAAGATGACACCGGCTAAGGCTCTGCGCGAACTTGGGAAACTGGAAACGAGGTTTGAAGTGAATGAAGATTCGCCAAAACCCCCGCCTGTGGCTAGAAGTAAAGCACCGGAACCTATCCAACCGATCCGTGGCGCTGGAAAAGCTGATGTGCCCATGACCTCCGATGGAGTGTTCAAGGGGTCATATCACGAATGGAAAGCGATGCGAAAGGCTGGAAAGATTCGGTAAATCTAATCTTTTTTCTTAAATCAAACTGAAAGGATAAGTCATGAGTAATCAACTTCTGACTATTTCAAAAATCACCAATGAAGCTCTCATGGTGCTAGAGAACGAGTTGACATTTACGAGCGAGGTGGATCGCAACTATGACGATCAATTCGCCGTTGTCGGCGCAAAGATCGGTAACACTGTGAATGTGAGACGACCCGGTAGGTTCATTGGTACAACAGGCCCGGCTTTGAACGTTGAAGATTTCAACGAGACGAGCGTGCCAGTAACACTTTCGACTCAGTTTCACGTAGATACCCAGTTCACCACGCAGGATTTAGCATTAAGTCTTGATATGTTCTCGGATCGCGTGCTGAAGCCCGCTGTTGCCGCTATCGCCAACAAGATTGACCGTGACGGTCTGTCGATGGCTACGCTGCAAACCGCCAACATCGTTGGTACTGCTGGAACGCCCCCGACCGGCCTGATTACTTACCTGACCGCAGGTGCGTATCTGGACGCCGAAGGTGCTCCCCGTGATGGTCGCCGTTCTTGCATCGTTGAACCGTTCACCAGCGCCACCATTGTTGACAGCCTGAAAGGTCTGTTTGTGCCCCAGGAAGCCATTGGCGAACAGTACCGTAAAGGTCTGATGGGCCGTGATTCCGCTGGCATGAACTGGAAAATGGATCAGAACGTGGTTTCCCAGACGTTCGGTTCGTTTGCTGGTACAGCTGTGTGCTCCACGACCGCTGCAACTGGCTTCCTGACCTCTGGTTGGGCATCGTCCTCTACGATCAGCATCACCTCTACCGGCGCAGTTTCCCTGAACGCTGGCGATGTGATTACGATTGATGGCGTGTACGCCGTTAACCCCCAGAACCGTCAAGCCTACGGTAGCAACAAGCTGCGTAACTTTGTGGTTAAGTCTGCTGCCTCTGGCACTGGCGCAACCTTCAACGTGACCGTCAGCCCCGCTGTTATCACCGCTGGTCAGTTCCAGAACGTGACGATCCCGTCCACCTCCAGCACCGCTACTGTGAACTTCTTTAACAAGACGGGCACGGTTTCTCCGCAAAACATCATCATGCACCGCAATGCGTTTACGCTGGCAGTGGCTGATCTTGAACTGCCGGAAGGTGTACATTTCGCAGGTCGCGCCTCTGATAAAGAGATTGGCCTGTCCATGCGTGTCGTTCGTCAATATACCATTAACGCAGCAAATGATTCGTCATTTGCATTGGTGGCCTAACACTGGAAGGTGTTACGGAAAAATTCTCTCTGATTGACTTGGAGTGCCTGAAGAGGTTAACAAGGGGCAAGCAAGCGAAAGCTGTGCAGCCTGAACGACTAAGTGAGAGAACATCCCAAGTGGATGATGCGATAGTCTGAACTGCGATATAACTGGAAAGAAGTCGCAGAGGGTAGGTCGAAGAACCAACCCCGCCAACGAAAGTTGGTCAGTAAGCCGAGAGGCTGAAAGTAACAGAATGCAATAATGACTCGATTCCAACTCGCCTGGATGTACTCTATGGTTGGGCTCCGTTGTACCCCGAACTCGCTTGCCGAGTCGCGGCCTAATGGAACAGGGGGATTAACCATCCCCCGTCATCAAATTAACTGAAGGAATAGATCATGGCTCTCGCACCTACGACCTACACCAACAACGGCCCCGCCGTTACCACCAGCCCGCACTATCTGATTGATGGTGACAGCACTGACGGAACCGCAATCGCCCCCAACGGCGGTTTGGTTTCCTTCTTTGGTGCTACGGGTTCGACCCAACCCACCGCCGCTGGTAACACCACGGTTGTGACCGCTGGCTCGACCACTGCTGTCTATGTGAACACCACGTTCACTGGCGGCTCTGGCTCCACGGCCTATACCGTTGGCGACATCGTTGCCGCGCTCAAGGGCTTGGGCATCATCAAGGCTTAAATTGCCTTAAATACGGGAAAGCCATCCTCAAAAGGGGTGGCTTTTTCTCTTTTTCTGGTTAAAATCAATTCATCTCTAAGGAGAAATCATGGCCCTGCAAACTACCGTTTTGCGCGGAAACATCCTTAATTCGTTCGTGATGGGTGTCCCTGTCACCGCTACGACCGTTGCCACCTCTGGTGCATCCAAGGACGTTACCGTTGCTGGTCTGCAAGTTGGTGACGCTGTTAAGGTAAGCCTTCCCGCCGCCCAAACCACTGGCGTTGGCATTGGTAACGCTTATGTTTCCGCAGCAAACACCCTGACGATCCAATTTATCAACGCCACGGGTTCCTCGGCTTCCGCTGCCGCTGGTACTTACACCGTTGTGGTGGATCGCGCAGAATCCCTGCCGTTGGCTTCAAACGCTGTCTAACATGGCATCGTCCACAGTCCAACGTAATGCAGGGGTTACCGTAGCCCTTGCTGTCACTGCCACAGCGCATTCCGCTGTGCTGGTTGACGACAATACCAACGATCAGGTGAACTACACCAGTTTTCTGAACGCTGGTACAAAGCCTTGCGCGATTCGTTGGGGCACGACATCTTCCAATGTCGGAACCCCGGTGTTTCCCGTAGATGGTACAAACGGCGATTTCGTGCTCCCCGCGAACATGACCTGGCCGTTGATTCTTGCGACCCCGACAACTCCTTACTACCTGTCGGCAATTTGTGGCGGTACTGATACAACCACGTTGTACGTTACCCCCGCAGCTGACCAATCGTGAGAACCTATGGCTGATCCCGCATCCGTAAATGACCAGAACATCCTGCCCGTCCAGGCGTTTTTTAACGTTGACGGCACGTTTCAAACGTTTATTGGGCAGAGTCAGCCCTTTTATGCAATCCCGAATCCTCAACAATCGGGATTGCATATCACCAACAGTACGCTAGATAGCAGTCCAATTGGGGCCACAACGCCTTCAACTGGTGCTTTCACAAGCGCAACCGTCCAAGCATCTCCGTCTAGTGCTTATGACGTTGTAAACAAGACGTATCTTGATTATTTTGCGACCGGATTGTCGTGGAAACAGCCTGTTTTGGTTGCTTCTACCGCAAACCTGCCGCTGTCTGGCCTTGGAACGATTGACACAACCGTCACGGTTCAGGCCGGTGATCGAGTATTGGTCAAAAATCAGTCCACAGCCTCCGAAAACGGCATTTACATTGCCGCATCAGGCCCGTGGTCGCGTTCTGCTGATGCAAATACCTGGCAAGAACTGGTTTCTGCCATCTGTTTTGTTGAATTGGGCAGCACCCAGGCTGGAACGGCTTGGTACTGTACTGCCCAACAAGGTGGAACCCTTGGGGTTACGGCAGTCAATTGGTCAAATTTCAGCGTTGCTGCAACCTACACCGCTGGCACAGGGTTAACCCTAGCTGGCAGTCAGTTCAGCATCACCAGCACGGGTGTTGTGGCGGCGACTTACGGGGCGGCTGCAACCGTTCCGGTGTTTGCTGTCAATGCCCAGGGTCAATTGACCTCGGTGACCAATACCTCAATTGCGATTAACGGCAATCAGATCACTAGCGGAACGATTGGATCGTCCTATCTGAGTGGGTCATATTCGGGCATTACGGGCCTTGGAACGCTTGGGAACCTTACGGTAACCAACCCTATCAATGGATCGGTTACAGGCTCATCTAGCACGTCCACAACGGCAACAAACATTGCCGGTGGTGCTGCTAACTCAATTCCCTACCAATCTGGCGC